ATCCAAGGCGGTAAGACAATTAATGCTGCTGATGGGGTTGATTCTGAGTCTAATTTCTCTGGCAAGCTTGGTGGTAATCTCGCTGCTACAGATAAACTTGGTTTCTATGGTGAAGTATCTTTCGCACAAGTGGAAGACGCTGATAACAACTTCGGTACAAAGTTAGGAGCTAAGTTTAGTTTCTAAGTGAAACACTTTAATGAATTATGGCTAGTAGTCTTTATGGCTCTAGCCTTTTTTATTATGGTAGAAACAATGCATGTTAACTACCATAGGTCAGAGACACCTCAATGTCGGATCTCTGACTAATTGGCTTCTGGCCCTGTACGCAGGATACCCTTTAGCCGTCTAGACGGTGGGATAGACCACAACAAATGATCAAAAAAATTTCAGCTGAAGAAAGTAAATATCAATTCAATTAATTTTTTATAATGGCTAATGCTTTGACTACCGCTTTAGGTAGGATTAATAGTACTGGTAGTACCCCGTTAGCTCTGACAACAAATCAGGCTGGGTATGATGCCAAGTACGGAACCTATCTTAAGCTGTTTTCAGGTGAGCTCTTTAAAGGATTCCAGACTAATACAATCGCACGTGACTTAGTTACGAAGCGTACACTTAAGAATGGAAAATCTTTACAGTTCATCTATACAGGTCGCATGTCAGCGGCTTATCATACCCCAGGTACACCTATCTTGGGTACAGAGAATGCACTACCAGTAGCTGAAAAGACCATCCAAATGGATGACCTCTTAATCAGTTCTGCGTTTGTGTATGACTTAGACGAAACCCTAGCACACTACGATCTACGTGGTGAGATCTCTAAGAAGATTGGTTTCGCACTTGCTGAAAAATATGACAGATTAATCTTCCGTGCTATCACTAGAGGTGCACGTAAGGCTAGCCCTGTTTCAGCAACAGGAAAAATAGAACCAGGTGGAACCCAAATCCAAGTTGGAGGTGGATCAGATGCTAATGATGCTCTGAATGGTAGCCATCTTGTGGAAGCCTTCTATAATGCCGCAGCGGCTTTAGATGAGAAGGGTGTAAGTTCTGAAGGACGTTGTGGTGTTATATCACCAAGACAGTACTATGCATTAATTAATGATGTAAGTTCTGGAGTTATCTCTAGTGGAATCATCAATCGTGATGTACAAGGCTCAGCCTTACAATCCGGTTCTGGTGTGATAGAGATTGCTGGTATTAAACTGTACAAGTCAATGAACATTCCGTTCTTAAGTAAGTACGGTACTAAGTACAAACCTTCTTCAGGTAATGACGATACAGTTGATACTAACGTAACTGACCCTGGTAACACAGGTTCATGGGTTTCAGCTCCTACTGAAGACGCTGATATAGCAGAAGGTGGTATCAATAATAACTATGGTGAAGCTACAAGCTTTGCTAACTCATGTGGTCTTATCTTCCAGAGAGAAGCCGCTGGTGTTGTTGAAGCTATCGGACCTCAAGTACAAGTTACATCAGGTGATGTTTCCGTGATTTATCAAGGTGATGTTATCTTAGGACGCATGGCAATGGGTGCTGATTATCTAAACCCAGCTGCTTGTGTTGAACTATTCGCTGGTGTTACAACCAAACCTGCTGAATACTAAATATATTTTATATATACACAATGGGAGTCTTCGGGCTCCCTTTTTTTTATTCTTTAAACTATGGCTATTCCCACAACAGTTGACACCGATACAGAACTATCCGCAGTGAATTCAATACTGGGAGCTATCGGTCAGTCACCAGTGACAACACTAAACTATGAAAATCCAGAGATAGGATTTATCTATAACATACTGACCGAAGTCAATAAAGACGTACAGAACGAAGGTTGGATATTTAACACCGAATACAATGTAGAGAAAACACCAGAGAATACAACTAAATATATAACTATTCCAGCTAACGTATTAAGGTATGACATACATGGTGATCATGAAGATAGGTCAAGAAATTTAGTTAGAAGGAATGGTAGATTATATGATACACTTGCAGATGATCCTAAAGATCAATTTGATGATAATCTATTTCTTGATATAACTTGGCTTTGGCCGTTTGAAGATCTACCACCTACATTTAAAAGATACATAATATCTAGAGCTTCAGTTAGAGCAGCAACTCAATTAGTCAGTAACCCACAGTTAGTACAACTACTACAACAACAAGAAGCACAAACAAGAGCAACCTGTATGGAGTATGAGTGTCTACAAGGTGATCATTCATATATGGGATTCCCTGATAACAGTAACTATAAATCTTATCAACCATATAAAGCCTTGCAAAGATGACAAGTATTACACAACAGATACCTAATTATGTAGGAGGTATATCTCAACAACCTGATGAATTAAAAGTACCTGGACAGTTAAGAACAGCTAAGAATGTATTACCTGATGTCACACATGGTCTATTAAAGAGACCTGGAGGTAGGTTGATTGGTAATGAGTTAAGTCCTTATAGTGGTGACAGTAAATGGTTTCATTACTACAGAGATGAGAATGAGCAGTACATAGGTCAGATCCAGTTAAGCTCTGGTGAGATCAAGATGTGGAAGTGTGATACAGGAGCTGCTTGTACAGTTAACTATGAGTCAGGTCAAGCTACAGCATTAAAAAACTACCTTAAGCAAACTAATAGTGGTGGTACTATTACTGATGCAGATATACAAACACTTACTCTTAACGACTATACCTATTTAACTAACAGAAATAAGACTGCTGCTATGGCTGCTACAGTTGAAACTGCTAGACCGCCAGAAGCATATATAGAGTTAAAGAAGGTTGCATATGCTAGTCAGTATTCAGTTAACTTATTTGATACAACAGCTTTAACTACAGTAACTACAATTACACGTGTAACAGTTGAGGGTATAAATATTGGTTATGATCCTATGTTACCTAATGTTGGTACAAAGATATTTAATATCAATGGGATTCCAGCAGTACATAAAATAGATTTTGGATCAGGAACTCTACCTGATGGTTGGTATAGGATCACAGATGGTACAACAACACTATCAAGCAATATTGATATTGGTAGTGCTGCTAATGAAAATGTTGAAAAGGTTGCTGAAGCATTTAGAAATCATCCTGATTATCACAAATTAAAATTTACAATTGGAACAAGAACTCAAAAGATTGACGTTCGAGATGATATATCTTATGGAACTGAATTTCGATTAGTATATAAAGAGGGAGGTACTCAATCAGTAGTTGCTAATGTCATAAAATCATCCAGTGAGAATGGTACAGCAGATACCACATACAATGCTACTGAGGTAGTTGCGGGGGTAAATGGTAGTGATAATAATAAAAAGAATTTATACTTCCGTATTACAATAACTGGTCAGTCTGTACCACATCCAAACGATGACACACCTACATACTATGGACGTTATCAACCAACTATAGATTTACTTTATGGTGGAGAAGGTTGGACAGAAGGTCAAGTTATAGAAGTTGGGTTTAAGGGTTGTAGTATACAGATAACTGTTGATGAAATAAGTACATCTAAAGTACAATCAAACTTAGGTTTAATCCGACCTACTCCTACATCCTTTGATACTAAAACTACAGTAACTGCTGAAAGTATTCTTGGTTCAATTAGAACAAAGATTATAGATGCTGGTAATTTTACAGATGCTAATGTTCAGCAAATAGGTAATGGTCTTTATATCACAAGATCTTCAGGTACATTCAATGTAAGTACTCCAGTTGGAGAACTATTAAATGTATTATCTAGTTCAGTTAAAGATGTAGCTGAATTACCTAGACAATGTAAGCATGGTTATATTGTTAAGGTAGCTAATAGTGAAGCTGATGAAGATGATTACTATGTAAAGTTCGTTGGTAATAATGATAGAGATGGAGAAGGTGTCTGGGAAGAGTGCCCTGAACCTGGAGTTAAAGTAGCTTTTGATCCAGCTACTATGCCAGTTCAATTAGTACGTCAAGCTGATGGAACATTTAAAGTTTCACAAATAGATTGGGAAAATCGTTTAGTAGGTGATACAACAACAGTTCCAGAGCCTTCATTTATAGGTAAAACAATTAATAAGATGTTGTTCTTTAGGAACAGATTTGTCATACTCAGTGATGAGAATGTGATTATGTCCAGACCTGGAGACTTCTATAACTTCTGGCCTAAGTCAGCTATAACATATACAGCCTCAGATAACATAGATATATCATGTAGTTCTGAGTATCCAGCTATTGTTTATGATGGAATACAGGTTAACGCTGGATTAGTTTTATTCACTAAGAATCAACAGTTTATGTTGACTACAGATAGTGATGTTTTAAGTCCATTAACTGCAAAGATAAACGCACTATCTTCTTATAACTTTAACTTTAATACGAATCCTATATCACTTGGAACTTCTTTAGCTTTCTTAGATAACGCAGGTAAGTACACCCGTTTCTTTGAAGTATTAAGTGTACTACGTGAAGGAGAACCTATTGTATATGAACAAAGTAAAAATATATCTAAATTATTTCCTAACAATATAGATCTAATAGCTAACTCAAGAGAGAACTCAACTATATTCTTTGCTACTAAAGGTACTAATAAGTTATATGGTTTTAGATATTATTCAGCTGGAGAAAAACGAGTACAACAAGCTTGGTTCGAGTGGGAGTTAAGTGGGACCATACAACATATAGCTATGCTTGATGATGCCTTGTATGCAGTGGTTAAAAATACTGGATATACAATGCAGAAGTTCAGTATTAAGTTAGATGATAATTCCCATACTATTGTTGAAGATGAGACTTATAGAGTTCACTTAGATAATTCTAAGACTTTTGCTTATACCAACCTAACGTATGTAGCAGATGGAGATTATACAAAGCTAAATCATACTGCTGCTGACTTCAGTGGTTCAGGACAGTTATACGCTGTTGCTGTATCTACAGGATCAGATAAAGAATTCAATGGTCTCGTATCTAAGGTCACTACATTTGACGATAATGGTACAACAAAGATAAAGATACCTGGTAACTGGACTACAAGCGATAGTGATCAAGCATTCAATGTTGTACTTGGTTATGCCTTTGATATGGAAGTTGAGTTCCCAACACTATATGTAACTCAATTAGAAGGTGAACGAATTAAAGCTGATATACAAAGCTCGCTTATTCTACATCGTATTAAGATGAGTCTTGGTCCTACAGGGGTATATAACACAACATTAAAACGAATTGGTAAGCCAGATTATAATGAAACTTTTGAATCAATTATGGCTGATGCTTATACCGTAAATACAGTCGGTATAGATAAAGAACAAGTAGTTACATTACCAGTATATGAAAAGAATACAAATTTAACTCTTACACTTAAATCAACTCACCCAACACCTTCCACATTATACTCATTAAATTGGGAAGGAGACTACTCAAATAGATATTATAAACGTGTCTAAGTACATCCATCCAATCACAAAAGAGGCTGCTTTAGAAGTGGCCTCTAATTTACGTCCAGAAGACCGTAGAGAGGTCGAAGAAGGTCATGGTATAGATTCTACAGAAGCGTTATTAGATGCTGTTCAGAAACCCTCCTGTGTCTATTTCACGGTGCCTAACGGCAAGACTGCTGGAATGGCTGGAGTAGACCCTGGAGGTCAAATCTGGATGCTATGTACACCCGCTATCCAGATTTGACCTCCAGGGTCT